GGGGTAGCATGCTACAATCGAGGGAAATCCCCCCTAAGAACCCCCGGGTATTCCCATAAAGCAGACATACAGCCATATCTTTTTTTGCAGGGGGTTATGCCTCGGAGCTTAGATAGCTCCTCGGCATGCGGTATTTATCTAGTAAGCCGCGCGCGGTTAAGTAGGCTATATAGTGTTAATGTTCTGATGTTTGCTTAACATGACGAACTGGATACGTTAACGAATAGGCCTTTCTTGAAACTTGACCCGAGTTTAATCAGCAAGATTCATTTGCTGCCTGACACTGAGAAGGCAGCCATGCTGGCGTTGCTAGAGGAATACGAGAAGGCCAAGGAAGTTGAGGCGGCCCAGAACCGCTTCCTCCCCTTCATCAAGACCCAGTGGCCGGCGTTCATCGAGGGCAGTCATCACAAAGTGATGGCGGAGGCCTTTGAGAAGGTGGCTCGGGGTGAATGCAAGAGGCTCATCATCAACATGGCGCCTCGGCATACGAAGTCTGAGTTTGCGAGTTTCATGCTGCCAGCGTGGTTTCTCGGGAACTATCCCAACAAGAAGATCATCCAGTGTTCGCATACGGCGGAACTGGCAGTGGGCTTCGGACGTAAGGTTCGTAACCTTGTAGCTTCTGAGGACTATCGCAAGATATTCCCGGATGTGAATCTGCAGGCTGACTCCAAGGCAGCAGGCCGATGGAGTACGAACCAAGGCGGTGAGTATTTCGCCATCGGTATCGGGGGTGCGGTTACAGGTAAAGGCGCTGATCTGCTGATCATCGACGATCCGCACTCCGAGCAGGAGGCAGCCCTAGGTGATCCGGGCGTCTACAACCGCACATACGAGTGGTATACGTCAGGCCCTCGCCAGCGTCTCCAGCCGGGTGGTGCGATCATTATTGTGATGACCCGCTGGCATCAGCGGGATTTGACAGGCAGGGTCTTAAAGTCCTCGATAGAGCGAGGCGGGACGGATGAGTGGGAGGTCATTGAGCTTCCAGCCATCCTGCCTTCTGGGAATGCGTTATGGCCTGAGTTCTGGAGCCTGAAAGAGCTAGAGGCTATTAAGGCCGAACTTTCGGTTTCGAAGTGGTCAGCGCAGTATCAGCAGAATCCCACTTCCGAAGAAGGGGCGATTGTTAAGCGTGACTGGTGGAGAGTGTGGGAGCGGGAAGACCCGCCGCCCTGTGAGTTCCTGATTCAGTCATGGGACACGGCCTTCACGAAAAAGCAGACTTCAGACTTCTCAGCGTGTACAACGTGGGGAGTTTTTCGATATCCCAATCCGGAAACCGGCGTAACACAGAACAACATCATCCTTCTGGACGCTGTGAAAGAACGCATGGAATTTCCGGAGCTAAAGCGAAAGGCATACGAGATGTACATGCAGTACAACCCGGATGCTTTTATTGTCGAAGCCAAGGCTGCTGGTGCGCCGCTGATCTATGAACTGAGAGCCATGGGCATTCCAGTTTCAGAGTTCACCCCCTCTCGCGGAAACGATAAGGTGGCGAGAGTCAATGCCGTGAGCGACTTGTTCTCTAGCGGCATTGTCTGGGCGCCGCAGACGCGCTGGGCAGAGGAAGTGGTTGAGGAGTTTGCGTCCTTCCCCAATGCCGAGCATGACGACTTGGTGGACTCCTCCACTCAAGCATTGCTTCGATTCAGGCAGGGAGGCTTCGTTTCAATCGAGACGGATGAGCCGATGGAAAAGCTCCCCCGCCGCCGTATCAACTATTACTGAGATTAAGGCGTTAGCAATGTCCACAAATCCAAGAAGAAGCAAAGCAACTTCTAAAAGAGAAGCTCTTCTTATGGAGAAGGCTGGAAAAGAGCTAAGGGAAGGGGTTCGCCAGTCTTGGCTAAAAGGGATGGGGATAAATCAGCGCGATCTTCCTGAGTATGTCAGCGGATATAGAGCTGACCCAACTGGAAGATATGGCGGTAAAGAAGGCTTAGAAACGCTGCCGACAAAACTTGGTGCAGCCGAGCTTTACGCTAAAGTAAGAGCAATGAAACTAGGGGAGCCTTATGGGGTCCCGCAGTTAGATGTAGAAACTCTTGCTGCTTTAGCTTTGAAGGAAGGCTCTGGCCCCTCGGGAGTTTTTGGCGTAGACCCTATTGTCCCAAAGTCAGCACTTAGCAATAAAGACCCGGACGGCCTTATTTATTCGCTTAGCAACAATACTGACTATGATCCGGCGATGAAAGGCGACAAAGAGCTGTATGACAATCTTATTCGCCAAGGCATAAACGGGGGAGCGGCAGCATTTGCCGTTCGCTTGGCGAATAAGGATAAAGTTGCTAAGCGGCTTGGAATTCCACTGGGTTCTGCTTGGGTTGGAACCGGGCATAGTGGGTACGAAAGCAGCAATGAATACGCTGATTCATTAGACCAGTTTAGAAAGATTGCTGCCCATCCCAAAAATAGAGGGTTGCTAGAGTTTATAAATCTAGCTATATCGCCGCAGATGGAAAAAAAGTATCGATCTGGTGGTAACGTAGAGAGAGTCTCTTACGATAGGAAGTTAATTTAATGAAGGGCGTCCCTCATTACACAAAAGATGGTAAGGAGTGGAAAGGAAGCACTCACAAGATGCCCAATGGCAAGCTCCACACCAACAAGTCTCATACCAAGACCAGCCAAAAGTTATATCATCTGAAAGAGTTACCGAAGGCTGTGCAAAAGAAGGTTATGAATGGCCGTTGATAAGACACTGGTTCCGCTAATTCCTGACGACCCGGATGCGCAAGCAGCCGAGTTAGAGATTGACATCATTGCGATGGGCGATGAAGGCCCCGCTATGACGGTCAATGAGGATGGCAGTGTCGAGATTGAATTTGGCGAAGCAACCGCTCAGGTTGCTACTGATCACAACGCTAACCTTGCTGACTTTATCGATGACGGTGAACTCAGCACATTAGCCAACGAGTTGATTGGCTCGTTCGAGGCAGACAAGGACTCCCGCTCTGACTGGGAGAAAACCTATATTAAAGGCCTCGATCTGCTTGGTCTTAAGATTGAAGATCGCACCGAGCCGTGGCCGGGTGCATGCGGCGTGTTTCACCCCCTGCTCACTGAAGCAGTGGTGCGATTTCAGGCGCAGGCCATTACGGAAATCTTCCCGGCGCAAGGCCCGGTTCGTGGCATTGTCATCGGCAAGCACACGCAAGAGAAAGACCAGCAGGCGCTTCGAGTCCAGGACTACATGAACTATCTGCTCACTGAGCGGATGACAGAGTATCGCCCTGAGACCGAGAAGATGCTCTTCTCGCTTTGCTTGGCAGGCAGCGCCTTCCGCAAAGTGTATTTCGATACGCAGCTGGGTCGCCCAGTGTCGATGTTTGTTCCTGCCGAAGACTTGGTGGTGTCGTACGGAGCCAGCGATCTGGATACGGCAGAGCGGGTTTCGCACATTATGCGAAAGACCCGCAACGACATTCGCAAGCTGCAAGTGGCGGGGTTCTATCGCGACATTGATCTCTCTGATCCGTCGCCAGAGTCCAGCGATATCCGAACGAAAGAAGATCAGATTGCGGGAGTCTCGCCTTCCAATGAAGGCGATAATCGCTTCCAGCTGATCGAGATGATGGTAGACCTCGATCTACCGGGTTTTGAAGACATTGGGTCAGACGGCGAACAGACTGGAATCGCCTTGCCGTATGTGGTCACACTCGATCGCAGTTCGCGCAAAATGCTGGCCATTCGGCGGAACTGGAATGAAGATGATTCGCTTAAAAAGAAGCGCGATCATTTCGTTCACTACCGTTATCTGCCCGGCATGGGCTTTTACGCCTTTGGTCTGATCCACCTAATTGGTGGGTTGGCTAAGAGTGCCACCAGTATCCTGCGGCAGTTGGTGGATGCAGGAACACTCTCCAACCTTCCGGGTGGCTTGAAGGCTCGTGGCCTTCGCATCAAAGGTGATGACACGCCGATCGCACCGGGCGAGTTCCGAGATGTGGATGTGCCAGGTGGTAGCATCCGCGACAACATCACTTTCCTGCCGTACAAAGAACCCTCTGCGGTTCTTTACAGCCTGCTGAATAACATCATTGATGAAGGCCGTCGGTTTGCCTCGCTGGCAGACATGAAAGTGGCTGACATGAATGCTGAAGCTCCGGTCGGCACGACGCTGGCCATCCTCGAACGCACGATGAAGGTGATGAGTGCGATCCAAGCACGGCTTCACGCTTCGCTGCGTCAAGAGCTGAAACTGCTCTCAGGCATCGTCAAAGACTACGATGAGCCGGTTTACCCGTACGAAGTTGAAGGCGGCTCTGAGATCAAGTCCGAAGACTTCGATGATCGCATCGATGTCGTGCCGGTTAGCGACCCTAATGCCAACAGCATGGCTCAGCGCATCATGCAGAGCCAAGCAGCATTGCAGTTATCCTCTACTGCCCCGCAGCTGTACGACCTGAAAGTATTGCACCGCCAGATGCTAGAGAGCATGGGCATCAAGAATGTTGACGAGATCATCAAGCCGGATGAGTCGGAAGTGCCTGCTGATCCTGTTCAAGAGAATATGAACGCGGTCAACAACAAGCCGATCAAGGCTTTTGCTTATCAAGACCACGCTGCCCACATCGCTGTTCACATGGCGTTCGGGCAGTCTCCGATGTTCCAAGGATTGCAGCAAAGTCCGTTGTTTCCGGTCATGCAGGCAGCCCTGGATGCCCACGTTCGTGAGCATATTGCCTTCCAATACCGCGCCGATATGGAAAAGCAGATGGGTGTCCCGCTGCCGACCGAAGGCGAAGTGCTGCCGCAAGACATCGAAAAGCGCCTCACACCGCTGATTGCCACTGCCGCGCAGCAGTTGTCTCTCGAGCAAGCGCGTATGGCTCAAATGCAGCAGAACCAACAGCTGCTGCAAGACCCCATCGTGCAGCAGAAGGAGAAGGAATTGCAGATTCGTGCAGCCGATGTCGATCGCAAGGCTCAAGAGGCGTCAGCAAAGTTGGCGCAGTCTGCTCAAAATGCAGCAGCAAAGAATGCCATCGAGATCGAGCGTATTCGTGCGCAGGAAAGAATGGCGCAAGCCGCTGTTCAACAGCGTATGATAGATACAATGATCGACGCCGAAACAGATCGGAAGCGGATCGAGTCCGCCGAGATGCAAAAAGGCGTCGATGTAGGTTTGGAAATCGGTCGCAGAATTACTGGAGAGTAATCGCTGATGCATGCCGAGCAAGTGCTGGAGTTCCTGCGTACGGAACTTCGCAAATACATGAACGAGTATGCGGATAATGTCGCTACGGGTTCATGCCAAGACTTCGCAGAGTACAAAAGACTGTGCGGAGTGATCGAGGGGTTAGCCCTCGCTGAACGAGAAATCTTGGATATCCGGGATAAGCTCGAAAATAGCTAATGATTTAGCGCAAACGCGGAATGGTTCCGCGCAAAGAGGAAGTAATGACTAGCATTGCACTCGTTAATCCGCTTCCGGATAAAAAGAAGGAAGCCAAAGCCCCTGAAAAGAAGGCAAGTCAATTGCCTGACCCGAAGGGATACAAGCTCTTGATTGCGTTGCCTGATGTCGAAGAGAAGACTGAAGGCGGCATACTCAAAGCCTCCGAAACAATCCGCAACGAAACAGTTGCCACAGTCGTGGGATTTGTTCTCGAACTAGGCCCAGACGCCTACAAGGACGAGAAGCGGTTCCCATCTGGCCCTTATTGCAAAAAGGGTGACTGGGTGGTGTTTCGTGCGTACAGCGGCACTCGCGTGAAGATTCACGGCAAAGAGTTCCGCATCATCAATGACGACTCCGTTGAGGCAGTTGTCGATGACCCGCGAGGCGTAGAGAGAGTATGAGCGACGAGAACAATGAAGTTCAGGACTCAGCAGCAGAAGCTGCCCCGCAGTCCGAAGAAAGCAAGTTCTTCGGAATCAAAACTCAGATTCTCCCAAGAGCCGGAGACTCCGACGATTCCGACGACATCAAAATCGAAGTGGTTGATCCTCGCAAACCAGAGGATCGTCGCTCGAAGAAAGTAGAATCATCTAAAGAGGATTCTTCAGAGTCCGAAATCGACACTTACAGCAGCCGTGTCAAGAAGCGAATTGACAAGCTGAAGTACGATTTCCACGAAGAGCGGCGGCATCGAGAAGAAGCTGCCCGTCTTCGTGACGAAGCCATCACGTACGCCCAGCGTGTGCAGGAAGAGAACAAGCGTCTCTCTGCTCTGGTGACAGATAGCCAGAAAGCGATTCAGCAACAGATCGTGGAAAGGGCTAAAGCAGCCGCTTCACTAGCCGAAGCTGAACTTCGTCGCGCACATGAGGCAGGTGATGCTGATGCGATTGTCAAAGCTCAACAGAGCTTGACACGCGCACAGCTTACTGAGGCAGCTGCCCCGACTTATGCCGGGCAAATTGCGGCCAAACTTCGTGAGACTAAGGCGGAGGAAGCCCCTCCTAATGTTTTACAGCAGGCAGCCCAAGCTGCCCCCAGACCCGATCCGAAGGCTGCCCGATGGCAGTCAGAGAATCAGTGGTTTGGTAAAGACCCTGAGATGACGAGCTTTGCGTACGGCGTACACCAGCGACTCATCTCGGAAAATGGCGCGGACTACGCATCAACTGATGCTTATTACGAAGCCATTAACAAGAGAATGCGTCAGGTATTTCCTGACCGATTTTCGGGGGATGATGAGTCTGATGACTTCTATGCCGATGAGGCAGAAGAGATTGAGACTCGCACTGCGACCCCGAAGAAAGCATCCAAACGGATGCCCGTTGTGGCCCCGGCAACTCGTAATACCGGATCAGCCCCACGCAAAGTGCAGTTGACGGCCACACAGGTCGCCCTCGCCAAGCGGCTTGGATTGACTCCTCAACAGTACGCCATGCAAGTTATGAAGGAGATGAAAAATGGCTAATGAGCGCAAACCTCGCGAAATTGAAACTCGTGCTAACGAAACTCGGAATCAATCTTGGAAACCCCCTTCGGTTCTGCCTGATCCCATTCCGCAAGACGGCTGGGTATTCCGGTGGGTACGTACTGCATCTCTAGGTAATCTAGATAACAAAAACACTTCCATGCGCCTCCGCGAGGGCTGGGAGCCTGTACGAGCTGAAGATCATCCTGAATTGCAGATCATGTCTGATCACAATTCGGAGTGGGCTAAGCGTGGAGCTATTGAAGTAGGTGGCCTCTTGCTATGCAAGATGCCGGTAGAAAAGGCCGAATCTCGCCAAGCGTTCTATGAACAAAAGGCAGAGCAGCAAGTCAACTCTATCGACAGCAACTATCTGCGTGAGAATGATCCTCGCATGCCAATGTTGAAGCCGGAACGGAAGACGAGAGTCACGTTTGGTGGCGGAAACTAAGAATTGTTCTTAGATGACGCCTTTAACTAACAGGAGTATCAAGTATGTCTAGCACTGCTACCCCGTATGGGATGCGGCCCGTTGGCGTCCTTGGTGGTCGTCCGGATAACGGCGCTTTCAACAGCTATAAGATTGCCAGCGGCTACGCTGCCAATGTGTTTTATGGTGACGTTGTGAAGCTGGTATCCGACGGTGTTGTCGAAAAGGACACCGGAACGACCACTTTGACCCCGATTGGCATTTTCGTCGGATGCCGTTTCACGAATCCGACCACGAAGGAACTCACCTTCTCGCAATACTGGCCGACCGGCACGGTGGCTTCGGACGCTTTTGCGTACGTTGTCGATGATCCGTGGGCTGTCTTCCAGATTCAGTCGGATGAGACATTGGCCCAGACCGCCCTTGGCAACAATGCTGCTATCGTTCAGACCGCCGGTTCAACGGCGATCGGTAACAGCAAGAACGCCCTGGACGGCTCGACGATCAACACGACCAGCACGTTGCCGTTGCGCATCGTGGCTTTCGTGGATGGCCCCAACAGCGCCGTTGGCGATGCGTACACTGATGTGATTGTTAAGTTCAACAATCACCAGTTGACCACCGCGACTGGCGTTTAATAGGAGTAACTAGCAATGGCTATTTCACGCGCACAGTTGCTCAAGGAACTCCTTCCGGGTCTTAACGCCCTGTTCGGTCTTGAGTACAAGAAGTACGAAGACGAGCATGCGGAGATCTACGAGACGGAGAACTCTGAGCGTTCCTTTGAAGAGGAAGTGAAGCTTTCGGGATTCGGCGCTGCGCCGGTCAAGAACGAAGGCTCTGCGATCTCTTACGATAACGCACAGGAAGCGTTCACGGCCCGTTACAACCATGAAACGATTGCCATGGGTTATGCGATCACGGAAGAAGCCATGGAGGACAACCTCTATGACTCGCTCTCGTCGCGCTACACCAAGGCTCTCGCTCGTGCGATGGCGTACACGAAGCAAGTTAAGGCGGCCTATCCGCTGAACGCTGGCTTCAGCGCCTACCAGTCAGGCGACGGCGTTTCGCTGTTCAACACCAGCCACCCCTTGGTGTCCGGTGGTGTGAACTCGAACCGTCCGACGGTTGGCGTGGACTTGAACGAGACCTCGCTCGAAGCTGCGGTCATTCAGATTGCCGATTGGACTGACGAGCGTGGGCTGCTTATCGCTGCCCGTCCTCGCAAGCTCGTCGTGCCGCCTGATTTGATGTTCGTTGCCCAGCGCATCCTCGCGACGGAACTCCGTCCGGCGACCGCTGATAACGACATCAACGCCCTGCGTTCGATGGGTGTTGTTCCGGAAGGGTTCTCTGTGAACCACTACCTGACCGACACTAACGCCTGGTTCCTCATGACCGACGTGCCGAATGGTATGAAGCACTTTGTCCGCGCTCCGCTTGAGACGAGCATGGACGGAGACTTCGACACCGGCAACGTTCGTTACAAGGCCCGTGAGCGTTATTCGTTCG